TAATGATTGATGATTCAATGCCAAAGATGTTTGGGTTAAACGATGTTGATTTTACGAAGAAGTACTATGTAGTTGAGGGACCTATAGACAGTCTCTTCTTGAACAATGCTGTTGCTATGGCAGGTGCAGACGGTAATGCAAGTGGACTAAATAACACTGAGAATGCTGTATTCATATTTGACAATGAGCCTCGAAACAAAGAGATCGTTGCTCGTATGGAGAAGTGTATTGATAAAGGATATAAAGTTTGCATTTGGCCAGAGAAACTACTTGACAATGACATCAATGATATGATATTATCTAATATGAATCAAGCTGATTTAGAGTTGATCATAGACAACAACACGTTCCACGGATTGGATGGTAAACTACAACTCAGCTACTGGAGAAAATGTTAATGAATAAAGAAGAATTAGTAAAGAGCCTTGGAAAGAAATTTAAGTATCGGTATGATACTGAGCAGTACGCATCACGGGACGCATGGTTCATCATGCGAGAAGAAACCGCTAAAGGTACGTTAGAAGGAGATTGTGAAGATTTCGCACTCACTCTATTATGGCATATCTCAGGCGAGAGTTATGTGAAGTTCTGGTGGAACCTCATATCACGTAAAGCAAAAGTTTGTTACTGCTATATCGAAACGCCTGATCGTGGTCACGCTGTACTGAGATATGATGGTGAATATGCGGACAACATACAGAAGAAGTTTGTTACTAAGGAAGCGTTGGAGAAGAAAGCCTATATATTCTCACGATGGATGTTTTTACCTAATACGGTAGCTGTAAAACTTCTCATGGGAAAATTTATCAAATCTAGATTATAAGAGGAACAATATAAGATGAAAGCAAAGTTGATTGGTCATACACAGCCTGTAAAATACGCTGTAGATGGGTTAGAGCATGGTTTAAAGAATATTGAAGATATGATCGCTTACTGCGCTAAGGTATCTAACCCGCAAGGACAGATGAACTTAGCGAGTAGCGAGAAGTTGTTAAATTATTTGGTAAAGCATAAACATTGGAGTCCATTTGAAATGGCATCAGCTACTATTGAAGTAGAGACTACACGTGACATCGCTAGGCAGTTCCTGCGTCACAGGTCGTTCTCATTTCAGGAATTCTCTCAGAGATATGCTGATCCAGAAGCTATGGAAAACTCCTTTGTTATTCGTGAAGCTAGACTTCAAGATCCATCAAATAGACAGAACTCTATTGACTGTGATGACGAAGAGCTTAAAAAAGCCTGGCGCATGAAACAGCAGATGATTATACACGAGACCAAAATTGCTTACAAATGGGCAGTGGATAATGGCATCGCAAAAGAGCAAGCGAGATCAATCTTACCTGAGGGTAATACAGTATCTCGTTTGTACGCAAATGGCACGATTAGATCATGGATTCATTATGTGGAATTACGATCTGGTCACGGAACACAAAAAGAACACATGGAACTTGCAAGAGAAATTGGCATGGCAGTGTCACGCATTTTTCCTATGATTACACAATACATTAATAAATAGGATATACAGGACTGGCTGTCAGGCATGATGGTCCGTCCTGTTTACATATGGAACAGGAAAAGCAAATGATTCAAGTTAATAAGCGAAATGGAACTAAAGAAGCACTCGATATCGAGAAGTTGCACAAAGTAGTATTTCATGCATGTGAAGATATAACTGGTGTTAGCCCAAGCGAAGTAGAGATTAAGAGTCAGATCCAATTCTACAACGGAATGACTTCGAAAGAAATACAAGAAACTCTAATCAAGGCAGCCGCTGATCTTATTAGCGAAGAAACTCCTAACTACCAATACGTTGGTGGAAGGCTTATAAACTATTCTTTACGTAAAGAGGTATATGGCAGATACACGCCATGTCCAGTTAAAGAGTTAGTTGATAGGAATACTGCTAATGGGTTCTATGACGAAGAGTTGGTTACAAAATACGATGATGAAGAGTGGGCAAAAATTGACACTTTTATCAAACATGAAAGAGATGAGAATCTAACTTATGTAGCTATGGAACAGTTACGTGGTAAATATCTAGTGCAGAACAGAGTGAGTGGCGATATCTTCGAAACTCCTCAGATGTGTTATATTCTTATTGCATGTTCTTTGTTTCAAGATTACCCAGTAAACACACGAATGAGTTGGATAAAGGAATACTATGATGCTATTAGTTTGCACGACATTAGTTTGCCTACACCTGTTATGGCAGGGGTGCGTACACCACAGCGACAGTTTAGTAGTTGCGTACTCATTGAAACGGATGACAGTTTAGATAGCATCAATGCTACTGCGGCATCTGTTGTGAAATACGTAAGTCAGAAAGCTGGCATCGGTATTGGTGGTGGTAACATCCGTGCGATTGGTTCACCCATTCGTAAGGGTGATGCTTTTCACACAGGCATCATTCCATTCTATAAGCATTTCCAGTCTGCTGTTAAGTCATGTTCACAAGGTGGTGTTCGTGGTGGTGCGGCAACTATCTACTATCCAATCTGGCATCTTGAAGTAGAAGACATGTTAGTGTTGAAGAACAATAAGGGCACAGAAGAGAACCGTGTTCGTCATATGGATTACGGTGTACAGTTCAATAAATTGATGTACGAGCGTTTGATCTCTGGTGGTGATATTACATTGTTCTCGCCTAGTGATGTTCCAGGACTATTCGATGCATTCTTTGTGGATCAAGATAAGTTCCGTGAACTATATGAACGTGCAGAACGCAACACACGACTACGTAAGAAGGTTGTCAAAGCAAGTGATCTATTCAGTTCATTCATGGAAGAGCGTAAGAACACTGGTCGCATCTATCTACAGAACGTAGATAACGCAAACGATCACGGTAGCTTCATTGCTGAGTTAGCACCTATTCGCCAGTCGAACTTATGTGCAGAGATTGATCTACCTACTAAGCCTCTTAAGGCATTAGATGATCCAGAAGGTGAAATCTCACTGTGTACGTTAAGTGCTATCAACTGGGGTAACATCAAATCACCAGCAGACTTTGAACGTGTTTGTCGTTTAGCAGTATGTGGACTCGATGCACTGTTGAGTTATCAGAACTATCCTATTCTTGCCGCTCAACTGAGTACAGAGAAACGTAGACCTCTTGGTGTTGGTATTATTAACTTTGCCTATTGGCTTGCTAAACATGATCTAACATATCAGAATATTGATAGCAAAGGTTTACAGTTAGTAGATGAGTACGCAGAAGCATGGTCATACTATCTAATCAAAGCAAGTGCCGATCTGGCAGTAGAGTTTGGTGCACCATCAGGTAATATGGAGACTAAGTATGGTCATGGTATTACACCTAATCAGACATACAAGAAAGACCTAGATGAGTTAATTCCACACGTTGAGCGTATGGATTGGACAACATTACGTGAGCAGTTGAAAGATACTGGTATTCGTAACAGCACACTAATGGCTCTTATGCCAGCAGAGACTTCAGCACAGATCGCTAACGCTACAAATGGTATTGAACCGCCTCGTTCATTGATATCAGTGAAGCAGTCAAAGCATGGAGTATTGAAGCAGGTTGTTCCTGAGTACAAGCGTCTGAAGAACAAGTACGACTTATTGTGGGACCAAAAGTCTCCAGAGGGTTACTTGAAAATTATGGCAGTACTGCAAAAGTATATCGATCAAGGCATTAGTATCAACACTAGTTATAATCCCATTTTCTTTGAAGATGAGAAGATTCCTATGAGTACTATGCTACAACACATGCTAATGTTCTACAAGTATGGCGGTAAGCAGTTGTATTATTTTAATACGAATGACGGTCAAGGCGAACTTGATGTCGGTAAAATGATGGGCGAATTGCCCGAACTGGAGCAATCTGACATTGATGACGAAGATTGTGAGTCTTGCAAAATATAGTACTTGACATGCCCTTCGGGGCATGTTATATTAACTATACGCATATTGTAGAGGGATATAAATGAGTGTTTTTGATACTGCCAACAAGGCAGACCATACTAAAGTTTTAGCGTTTTTTGATCCAAGCGGTGGTCCAACCATCCAGAGATATGACACTCTAAAATACAAAACGTTTGATAAGCTGACTGAGAAGCAGTTAGGTTTCTTTTGGCGACCAGAAGAAGTTGATGTTACCCAAGATAGTAAAGACTTTCGTGGGCTAACTGAGCATGAGCAACACATTTTCACAAGTAATCTAAAGAGACAGATATTGCTTGATAGTGTTCAAGGCAGAGCGCCAGTTGAAGCATTCTCACCTATCGTATCTTTACCAGAGATTGAGAATTGGATTCAAACGTGGACGTTCAGTGAAACTATTCACTCACGTTCTTACACGCATATCATACGTAACGTGTATAGTAATCCAAGTAAAATCTTCGATGAGATGATGGACGTTCAGCAGATTGCGGACTGTGCAGGTGACATCTCGAAGTACTATGATGATCTAATTACAATGAGTAGCTGGTACAATCTATTAGGTGTCGGCACACATACAGTCAATGGTGAAGAAGTTGTTGTTGATCTGTACGAATTGAAGAAGCTGTTGTGGCTTACATTGATGAGCGTTAACATTCTAGAGGGTGTTCGTTTCTACGTGTCATTCGCCTGTTCATGGGCATTTGCTGAATTGAAGAAGATGGAAGGTAACGCTAAGATCATTAAACTGATCGCACGAGATGAGAACTTACATCTAGCGTCTACTCAAATGCTACTGAAGGTTCTCAAGCAAGATGACCCAGACTTCATTAAGATTGCAGAAGAGACAGAAGATGAATGCATTCAGATGTTTGTTGATGCAGTAGATCAGGAGAAAGCTTGGGCAGAGTATCTATTCAAAGACGGTTCAATGATCGGTCTTAACACTGAGTTACTGAATGGTTATATCGAATTCATCTGTCAACGTAGAATGAACAACGTCAATCTCAAATGTCCGTACACTAAGGTTAGTAATCCTTTGCCATGGACCAATAAGTGGATTAGCGGGGCAGAAGTTCAAGTTGCGCCACAAGAAACTGAGATCACTAGTTACGTAAGTGGTGGTACTAAACAAGATGTCAGCACTGACACATTTAAGGGGTTCTCTCTATGATAGAGATTTACGGCAAAGAGCAGTGTGGATACTGTGACATGGCTAAAAAGCTGTGTGAATCCAAGAATTTGGAATACAACTACTATCAGTTGAATCGAGAGTTTACACGTGATGAGATGATGGAGATGTTTCCAGATGCTAAGTCTTTTCCACAAGTAAGAATCGATGAACGACATATTGGTGGTTACAAAGAGTTGTGGACCATATATGAATAAATGGCAGAGTGCTTATATGGATACAGCAGAGAGGTTCGCTTCTCTGTCCACTGCTGTCAGACTACAAGTTGGGACAATTGTTGTAAAGGACAATCGAATCATTTCTATCGGATACAACGGTATGCCAGCAGGCTGGGATAATACGTGTGAAGATGAGATAGACGAAGAGTTATCTAATGGAACTACTTCGTATAAACTAAGAACCAAAGCAGAGGTCATACACGCAGAAGCTAACGCTATAAGTAAGCTTGCTAGATCAGGCGAAGCCGGTTTGGGTGCAGACATATATATAACTCATGCTCCTTGTGTAGAATGTGCTAAACTTATTTACGGTACAGGAATATCTAGAGTATATTATAAAACGAAGTACAAGTCTGACGATGGAATAGAATTTCTAAAGTCATGCGGAATAGAGGTTGAGAATTTATGAAGAGACAAGATATAGTTTGTAGTTATTGTGATAGTGAATGTACAGTAGAGACCATCAATATGGAAGACCCTATACTTTTTTGCCCCATCTGTGGCGCTGAGGTCGATATTGAAGAGGATGATATGGGCGATTGGGATACAGAAGATGAAGCCTGGGATTGAGCATGTGGACCTTAAACGAAGTAGAGTTCACTAGCGAGATGATTGACGATTACGTGGGATTCGTATACGTCATAACACAACTTCACAATGGCAAGAAGTACGTAGGCAAAAAGTTATTTCAGTCTAAGCGTACTTTGCCAGCACTTAAAGGAAAGACAAGAAAGCGAAAGGTAACCAAAGAGTCAGATTGGATGACTTACTACGGGTCAAGCGAAGAAGTTAAGCTACTCGTAGAAGAGCAAGGACCTACGGCGTTTAAGCGAGAGATTATTCACTTGTGTAACAGTCGTGGCGAAATGGGATACTTAGAAGCTAAGGAGCAGTTTGACAGGGAAGTCCTTTTGTCTGATGAGTATTTCAACGGAATAATAAACTGCAAGATTCATAGAAACCATGTGAAGGGATTAAAGAATGACTGATCTTACCTACTTACCATTACCATCAAGTGTTACGATAGATAGATCCGATATTCACGGTCTAGGACTCTGGGCTGTTGAAGAGATCAAGGAAGGAACTGAGATAGGGATGTCTCACTTTTATTGGGGTGAGACCCTACATAGAACTCCGTTAGGTGGTTTCTATAACCACTCTGATGATCCTAACATCGTCAAGGTGCAGAGAGATAGTCGAATGTTCATCTGCGCTTTACGTGAAATAAAACCCGGAGAAGAACTTACCTGCTCATACACCCTATACGAACTTAAAAAACTCTAAAAATTACTTGATAACTGCTTGATTATCTCTTATGTGTTTGATGTATTCATCTATGCTATGATCTGAGAAGTTATCTATTCTACCTTCTTTGATGCCCATCCACATACCACGAAACTTATCTTTAACTCTTTGCCATCCTGTTGGATTTCGAATCAGACCGTAAGCGTTAATATAATGTTCCGTACCATGGTGTTGATATCCCATCATACTTAAGGGAACAGTAGTAACTATATCGTTGTTGTTCTTCCATCTGTGATGGACAACGTTTAACGAATTACAGTATCCTTTCCAGCCAACTTTAGGAGATCCATAAGTGAACAGCATTACTGGGTTACCCAATTCGCCATCATGCTTACATCTAGAAGCCATGATTGTTGCCATTGCCGCACCTAGAGAGTGTCCACAAAACCAAAGTTTCTTACTAGCATTCTGCTTTCTAGATATGTCTTCAGTGACCATCGGCCATAGATCATCCACTTCAGTTTTGAATCCTCTGTGGACTCTTGAAATAGTTTCTGCTAGAACTGGATAAGCTTTTAGGTCGGCCTTGATATCGCCAAATTCTGTAGGCTGTGTTCCTCTACATGCGATGACTAGATCGTCCTTACTTTGAAATCTGTATGCTTGAGCGCCTGATTTGTTATAGAATTCTGTTGTAGTGAATCCTAAAGCTCTTGCCTCTTTAGTTGCCTTAGCCTGTGGTAGATATGCTATGGATGATAGTTGTGCGAAAAGTAACGATCTTCCCGCTAATGATAGTGATGTTATTGACATAATTTCTCCTCTTTGCTATTATTTATAAAAAAGTACTTGACAGTTAAAAGATATCCATGTATAGTATATACTTAACTAACTAAAACGAGAAGTGCATATGGACCATAAACAGCCTTTAGAGTTGCCAACACCTTCGCCATTTCGTCTGTTTTGCAGACAACTCTGGGAAGAGCATAGAGATGAAGTCTTTAGCTGGACAGGTAAGCAGGTCGCTTACACATCAGATCAGTTCTTCAGTAAGAATAAATACTATATCAAAAGCCTTTATAAAGCACGGATTGGATTATGACTCGCCGAGTGAAGTCGCTGGCTGTTGAAGCAAAGCAGGAACTATCTATCTGCTGTCAGACGTTATGCGACCGTGAATTGGTTGAAAAATATATCCAGCAATTGGAGGATAGAGTGCGGTCTCTGGAAGAAACACGCCCTGCGAGATTAGAGGATAAAGAACGATATGAATAGTTACATTGGATCACTTAGGTACGATCACACTGGTCGCAAGAGAAAGTCTCCAGGACTTAGAACTAAGCGTAGATCGAAGTCTGAGTTTCAGCCTCTAGTGTTAGAGAAGACATTTGCTGAACAACAGATGGACGCATTCAATGCTAAGTACCCATCATATTCTGGTAGTACTAAGTACCAGCCAGCTGAAGACCAATCTTGGAAACAAGAAGCTTCTAAGAACTTTACTGTTGCTCCTGCTTATAACAAAGGCGCATATCAAGTAATACCATCAACTGATGTTGAACACATTGGTAGATAAGTGCTGAGAAACCTGCAATAACGGAGATAATATAATGAGTAACGTGATAGACTTTACGAGCGCCTTAGCCAAGTCGAAGACCCATACCACTGCTATAGATGAGCAGTATCTGGAACTCGAAAGGCAGGCAGCTATGCTTTCGGAAAGGCAGGCAGAGAAGATTCGACTTCAAAATGAATTGATAGAAAAGCTACGAAATATGAAATAAAGGGTTGACAAGCCAGTTGGATATGCTATAATAGTCAAGTAAACCAAGAGAGAGAGAGTTAATGATTGAAGCACTAGAGTTCGCAACTGAAATGCACGAAGGACAAGTAAGAAAGTACACTGGTGAAGAGTACATCATGCACCCAATTGCTGTCGCTGATCTTGTTGAAGAATACCTCGATGAGCAAGTAGAGCCTGAAGAGTTCGTTATGGCTGCCATAGCTATCGCTCTTTTGCATGACACCGTCGAAGACACCCCTGCCACTGAAGAGAACATTCTTGAGAGGTTCGGTGCAGAGATCGCTGAAGGTGTTTGGTACTTGACTAAGACTCCTAACTTTGTTGGTAACAGAGCCTTTAGAAAGAAGTTGTGCGAAACTAGGTTGAGCCAAGCTCCTTACATGGTTAGGGTCATCAAGACCTTTGACATGTTCCACAACAGCCTCAGTATTCAAGAGCATGACCCTAAGTTCTGGGAACTGTTCCAACAAGAGACTGTAGAGTTGCTTGAAGCGATGGGAACACAGCACATCTTTGACGAAGCAGTTCAGAAGTTTAGGGATAACCAATGAAACATCTGAGAGAGATCCAGATGTCTTACCTGGAACACCTGGTGCATGCCTGGGCGATAGCTGGAGTACTTATCGTACACAGTCTATTGCCTTTCATATGGGTAACAAAAGCATCTGATATGCTCTGTAAAAAAGATGAAAATAGTTCAAAATAAAGGTTGACAATACCATCCAATTGGTCTATAGTATAAGAGTAATCAAGAGAGAGATAAAACTATG